CGCGATCCTGGCTGGTTGTATTGATCCAGACGTTAGTCGCTGCAGTCTGTGCAAGAGTGCTAGGGACTGTTAGGCTTGGATAATAACCTTGGTATACCAACTGGCGTCCAAACACATAACCGTTCTGGATACCAGCACTATTCAACGGAGTTCCGCTGATGTCTTTCACTATGAACTGCGTGTTATTGGTGTTGGTAATCTGAAGATAATTGCCTGTAGCAACAGAAGCCAGTATTGGCCCTGTTGGGAACGCAGCATTGATTGCCGATACCACACCAGCAAGTGTGTTGTTTGGCGAAGCAGGTACATATATCGTTACTGGATTACCAGTACCTGGATCGATGCTAAAGGTATTAGCTGTTAAGAAGCCCATGGTAACGTTGAACGTGGCATTGCTACCGCTACCACCTGTGACACCAACAGGGTTTGTAGGATTGACGGTGTAAGCACCTTGGTTACCAATCGTAACAGTGTTGACGCCCCAACCTAAATTGAACGTAGCATTGATACCGCTACCACTAGTTGAGGTTGGTGTTACAGGGTTGCTAGGTACGTTGCTAATACGTTGACCTGCGCTGGTTATGTTCACGCTGGTGATAGCACCTCCCGATGCTCCAGATACTGTCAATACCAATGGGCTAGTGTAATTAGTACCAGAGAATGTCAAGGTATCGCCTACGCTATATCCGCTACCACCAACTGCAGGTGTTGCTGATACAGCCTTCACTGATGCCACAGATAGCACAGCTACGATGCTGTGAGTACCGCCTACGACATTGAGGCTGTCGCCAGGAACATAACCTGTTCCTGGGTTTACAGTGGTTGCGCTGGCAACATATGTTGTTGCAGCTACAAAAGTTGGGTTAGCAACAGTACCAGTCACTGAACCATAATAGGTTTGTGTCACAGGCATACCTGCATTCTGCCAAGGATGCGTTGTGTCGCTTTCAGTGGTTATGTCAGCAAATGCAGTGTCTGTGCCATCATAATTAGTGATTACCAAATAGTGGCTGTTTCCACTGGTTGCGATGCTTGCATATGCGTTGAAGCTGTTAGAATCAAGAACTGCATTGATGCTTGACACGAATGATGCCAATGTCGTTCCAGCAACCGTGATCGTGACAGGTATGCTGTCACCAATGCTTATGGTGCACTGATTACCAACTGTAAATGTTGGGTTAGAAACAGTACCAGTAATCACACGCGGTGCAGCTTCGCGCCAACCCCAGCCTGGATTAGTTGCTTCTGTTGTACCAATGTTAAACCACCATGCAGCAGTGGTACCATCAAGAGTAGTTTGTTCAATCTTCTGCCAAATGCTGTTGAGCATCAAACCGCTGGTTGGATCAGTGCTGTATGCATCAACTGCATAATTTCCGACCGCGCCATATGTATACTTTGGCAGAATGTTGTTGGTAGGTTCTGGATTGCTGAAACCGAGATCAGCAAGGACATAGCTGTTGCTGTAGATCAGATCAATTGGCGTTGTTATATCACTGCCAATGATGCGCAGGTAATACATGTCCTCAATATCAGAAACTGTAACGTCTGGCTTACCAGTGCGAGCATAAGGAATAGCCTTGATACCAGCATTGTTAAGAGTGATATTGCTGTTGATGACATTGATGACGCTGCTAAGGGTTTGGCCTATGGTCAGTGCAATAGTGGTTCCGTTGATTACCAAGTTACCATTCACAGTTATGATTGGTGTGCTTGCGCTGGTTCCAATATAACCGCTTTGTACCATTATCTCTAGGTGAGTGCTGTTTGTTAGGACCAACGGACTATGAGCAACCCATGCATTGGCACTGTTGTAATTGCCGTTGCTAGCAAAGATGCCCCATGTTGAACTCGCGCTGTTTAGCCAATATTGTCCAAGGGTTGGAGGGCCAGCTGGTTCAGTCGTGCTTGGAATCATTTGAGCAAGATCAACATCAGCACGCAGCACATATGCTGTGTTAGCTATGCCAAGATATTGATATGCGGTAAACAAACCCAACTCGTTGAGCTGATTGCCATAATCTGGTGTACCGGCGATGTTGTAGAAAGTTGGAGTACCAAAAGTCTGCAGCAGATCTCTTTGGCTGCTGATCAAGTAAAGCTTGTTTGCATTTACCGCAAGCGTACCTGGTGCATAAGTGGTTGTGCTACCAGGTGCCAGTTTGTTGGCTGCAGTAGCTATCATTATCAGTGGTGTTGTTCCGGTTCCGGCGCTAGCATAGACACTTTCGTCTGTAACTGTAACGCTTACGCCTGGGGATACTAAGGTGGCCATATTTGAACCTCTCCATTGGGGATGTGTGCTGATCTATTTATTCGAGGTCTAATAAATTTCTCGGTTTGAAAGCCATCTGTGAGGCGTGATACGCTTGATTGATCCGCCAAAATGTCTTAACATTGCATGATAGGAGATATGAATGATTATTGGTATCTGCGGATTGATAGGAAGCGGCAAAGGTACTGTCGCAGACATTTTGGAACAAGAGCACGGCTTCATCAAAGTGAGCTTTGCTGATAGCCTAAAAGATGCAGTTGCAGCAGTGTTTGGTTGGCCTCGCAGCCTCTTGGAAGGCGACACCGAAGAAAGCCGATCTTGGCGAGAGCAGACAGATGACTGGTGGGCTACTCGTCTCAAAATGCCAAATCTCACACCGCGCTTAGTATTGCAGCAATGGGGCACAGAAGTTTGTCGTTTTGGTTTCCATGATGACATCTGGATTGCCAGCATGGAGCGCAAGCTTGACACGACCAAGAATTATGTGATACCTGACACACGATTCCCAAACGAGATCGATATGATCACTAGGCTCAAAGGGCAAGTCTGGCACATTGAGCGAGGTGCTCGACCATCATGGTTTGATCAATACCAACTGGGCGGATCACCCCCGTCTAATCTACATGCCAGCGAATGGGCTTGGGTACGATCAAAATTCAATCGCACGATTCAAAACAATGGCACGCTTGAGCAGCTCAAGACATCAGTCAACGCAGTATTCAACTAATTAAATATACGATGCAGGAAGCACTAGATGGTTGAAATTGATCCGTTGATACTCTGTGACGCTAGTGAAACACAGACCAACATGTTGGCAGCCGACCATGCCGTTGCAGCAGGTCACAGAAAAAGCACGCTGACCTATCCCGGTTCTGAAAAGTTTGACAACAACGTTGATTCTTTTGAACTGGACATGGATCACTTGAAGGAAGCTAACCGCTACCTCATGCGTGCCAATAAAAGCATGCATCGGTCTTGGCCACGGCGACAATTGAACACAGATAACGCTCTAAGACGCGATAGCTGGATAGCCAGATGGGCTCACCAGATATACATGTTTGGTTTGTTTACGCAGGATGCCAGCCTGCTAAAAATCAACACAGACATAGCCTGGGCTGCTCAGATGTATGTGGATCGTTTCCTCTATGACAACGAACCATGGGATCTGTGCGAGCTTTATCTGTTTGACATGAAGAGTGAGAGCTGGTGGCAGTGGAAGCAACAATGGACGCGCATCGAATCTGTGCCATCGCCAAGTGGGGTTTATACCATAATAGGGCAAGACAAGCTTACCAATGCTGGTAAAGCTGCGATGAAGGACCTATTCTCAGTTAGCCAATAATTACGCCTAACGGCATCGCGTTGTCAATGTAAAGGTCAATGTCGCGTTCGAGGCGTTCTATCGTAGCCTTGCTCTCATCCATCAACTGCTGTCCTTTGAGAGTGGTACCGCCTTGTGGACCAGCTAATGTGTTATATTTGCTGTAGGCCTCGCCTAGCATGCGTTGGCACCAAGCTAACGTGTAATCTCTGATCCAAGGACGGGCAAATGGATCTTTCAGTATGGTATCGTTGGCACGATACATGTAAGCCCATATCAGTATCTGTTCATTGCCGCTAGGCCTGCGCACGATGCTTAGCTTCTTGGTCACTGTGTCAAACGTATAATTGATGTCGCGACCAAACATGCGTCCTGCCTGGTCAAGATATTCATAGAACAGCTCATAGGTAAGCAATCCAGCGCTATACCCACCGCCTGCACCTGCCTGTAATAGATACAAGTTGGTATATGCCAAGCTGAATGGATCAATCTGAGTGCCGCCTGTTATGCCGCCAAGCCCTCTACGGAACAGCTGGCGCACAGACACAACATTGTCAGGCAAATAGTAATCTGTCACATCATTCTGTAGCAGCAAGAAAAGATAGCTTTCTTCATCAGCGTTACCGCTGCGCTGCCTGTATCTGTCAAAAGCTAATGTAAGGGCAGTGTTGTAGTGGCCGGGATCAAGCTCTATGTCAACCATGCCGCCGCCCAGCATGAACTGGATTTCATCTATGATCTGCTGCTGCAATGGTGATGTCTGAGTAGCAGGTGGTACTTGTACGG